AAGCACTAATCGATTCAGAAGAATATCAATCCGTATTTAAAACTAGACTCAGAGAAGATTCGCAAGCTGCAGGTAAATGGGAGACACAAGGTGGCGGCGAGTATTACGCAGCCGGTGTCGGTTCAGCAATTACTGGACGGGGCGCAGATTTACTTATCATAGATGATCCGCATTCAGAGCAAGATGCTATGAACAAAGAAGCAATGGAGAGAGCTTACGAATGGTATACGTCAGGTCCTCGTCAACGTTTGCAGCCAGGCGGTGCAATTATTTTAGTTATGACAAGATGGAATACAAAGGATCTTACAGGGAGATTACTTGGCGCGCAGCGAGAGGCTAAAGCTGATCAGTGGGATGTTGTAGAGTTTCCAGCCATACTTCCAAGCAACAAACCACTATGGCCAGAGTATTGGAAGTTAGAAGAATTAGAAGGTGTGAAGGCATCGGTCAGTTTACAAAAATGGAATGCACAGTATATGCAGAATCCAACTTCAGAAGAAGGAGCAATCATTAAAAGAGAATGGTGGCAGATATGGGAGAAGGATTGGATCCCTGCATTAAAGCACGTGATACAATCTTACGATACAGCTTTTTCTAAAAAAGAAAATGCCGACTATTCAGCTATTACAACATGGGGTGTGTTTTATTTAAATGATGATGCACCTGCTAGTTTGATGTTGTTAGATGCTAAAAAAGGTAGATATGATTTTCCAGAGCTAAAACAAGTTGCTTTTGAGCAATTTAAGTATTGGGATCCAGATACAGTCATTGTTGAAGCCAAAGCATCAGGTCAACCTTTAACAGATGAACTTAGAAAGATGGGAATACCTGTTGTCAACTTCTCGCCGTCTAAAGGAAACGATAAGCATACTCGAGTAAATTCAGTTGCACCTTTGTTTGAATCTGGTATGATATGGGCTCCCGAGCAGGAATTCGCTGAAGAAGTGATTGAAGAGTGTGCGGCATTCCCATTTGGCGATCATGACGACCTTGTAGATTCAACAACACAAGCGATCATGCGGTTTAGGCAAGGTGGCTTTGTATTACACCCTGACGATGAAAAAGATGAGGTTAGACCTCAGAGGAAAAGGAATTACTACTGATGTTAGATTTATTAGTTAAATTATTTGGAAAAGCATACGTCAACAGAATGATTGGCACAGGAACTAATATAGTTAAACCTATTAAACTAGATAAGAACAGTCCTTTTAAATTATATTCAGACTCCGCTTTCAATGATCCTAAAGTTTTAGATTTTATAGAAGAGAAATTAATGGAGTACGGTCCATACGCATTATCTAATAGAAATGCTAGAGAGGTTGCTAACTTTGAAATGAATGCAAAAAGACTTCTTAACGTTAGAAATAAAAAGACAGGTTCAACTCCAGGTATGAGTGAGTCTATGAAACCAAAACCTGAAGCAGATATTGTTGATATTACAACAAAACAAAAAGTTGATGACACAGGAATTATGAAATTAAAAACAGAGCTTGGTTTACCTGAAGGTGTTGAATCAGGAAGCACAATGGACAAAGCAATTAGAGAATCTGTTCAATACAAAATGGATCAACAAGGAGTAAAGAAGGTTCTTGATAAAGATTACGTACCACCGAAATCAACACTTACTGATGAAGATAAATTGGTATCCACACCTAAAACTAAAATGTCGGAGCAAGAATCAAGAGCATACAGCGCTAACATAGAATCTTATAGAAGACCTATTATCAGACAAATGTTGTTAAAAGATACTAAAATAAATTTACCTGATAATGTTAGAAAAAGTTTAGAAAACAAAGCTGACTTACAAAGAGGAGCTGATCCTAAGATGGATCCTTTAAGATTGTTAGATGAGTATTATGATTGGGATGTAAATAAGTTAGATGAATTAGAAGAGATTAGATTCACAGCAAAAAATGAGTTTGAAGCAGCGGATGAGTTTCTTAAAAAAGGTGGACTTAAACCAAAAGATAAACCGATGGTTAGAGAATCTTTAGATGACGAAGCAGTTGAGATGGAAGAAACAAAAGATCTTGCTGAAAAATTAGAAGACTATCCTGGAGACCCAGAGGATTTAGCTGAAGGTGGTAGACCTGGTTTTAAATTTGGTACAGGTAAAGGAATTATGAAACTTAAAGATTTAATTAATAAAAAGTTTGGTAAAGACACAATGAAAACTGCTGATGAAATTAAGTTAACAGATGATATGATTAATGAAAGAGAATCAAAAAGAGCTTTTCAAGATTTAGAACAATTAAAAGATGTTGCACCTAAATTTTATTTACGAATGACTTTAAAATTAAAATACCCTGGTATTACAGATGACCTGATAGAAAAGATTATGGCTGATGATGATCCACAAAGAATTGCAGAAGTTATGGCAACAATGGATGAGTCTTTTAAAATGATGGATAAAGGTATGGACACGGATCAAATCATAAATACATTGCAAAAAACACCAAGAACTAAACAAGCTGATGGCGGTTTGAATTATTTGATGGGGTTATAATATGGCCTCAGAACTTATTAAAAACAGAGCATTGATGCAACGACTTAAGGAGCCCGATGTTCCTCAAGTTGATTTTAGTTTACAATCAACAGGCTTTGAAGAATTAATTTCATTACCAGAACCGAAGCCACCAGAACTTTTAGATATTCAAGAAGACAATAGAAAAGGCAGACTACTAGATTCATTAAATAAAATAGGTGGTCGTCTTGAAGATACATCTTTAGATTTTATCAAAAGAAATGAAATGGCTATTGGTGGTGGTTTGATACAAGGAGAAGATCTAGGAACAAGAGAAGGTTTTAGACGACCGGAGGATAGAAAAGGTTCTGTGGTTCCAGGTCAAAAAGATATTATTAAACGAACTAGTAAAGCAGCAGGCACAACACAGTATCAAGTTTCAATTAATTATATAGATCCAAAATTATTAAAACAATTTGGTTTTGATTCTCCAAGAGGTGAGTTTGTTAAAAAATATACAAAATCTTTTAACACATTGAAGGAAGCTATAGCTCATAGAGATAAAGTTGCTTATCCGGAGCTTGCTAAACAGATAGGTGTAGATGTTGATTTTTTTAAAAATAAAAGCAAGGCAAAAACATTTGCACGTAATGTTCAAGAGTTTTTACCTAAAAATAAAAAAGGATATATCACTGCATCACAGCTAGCTGAAGAGTTAGGAGAAGGAGAAAAGTTTGTAACTAAAGCAGGACCTGGTCGTGACAGTTCTTACATCAAAGCTGTAAAAAAATTATTAGATCAAACAGAGGCAAGTCAATTTGGTTTTAAAGGAACACCTGGTCAAGATTTTTATGTATACAAAAAACCTACACCAAAAGAAATAGAGCTTTTAAAAAAATATAAAACACTACAAGGTTCTCAACTAGAGACAGGCACAGGTTATAATCTGGTAACTCCTAAGGTTGCTGAAAGAATTAAAACTTTAAATAAAAGTGATTTTTTTAAAAATCTTATGAATAGTAAAAAACCTATTACCACAGAGATGCTTTTGGATGAAAGATCAGATTTAAACAAATTTTTATCAAAGAACAATATGAATCTTAATGAATTTTTAAGAGCAGCTTTAAGATACGGTGAAGCTTTAAAAGGAGATTTTTTAATTAATGTAACAGATCCAATTTTAAGTGATCAAGGTATTAAACCAAATAAGAAACTTGCAGATAATATTTACAAAACATTTCAAGAATCTATAACAGGAAAAAAAGGAGATAAGATTAGATCTGCTGTTTATAAAGCAGCAATGTCAGATATAAGTGATCAGCTAGGACAACAGACTACAACGTTTAATAATTACAAAACTTATTTACGTAACAGGGCCAATAAAATACTGGGTGAAGGTAAAACTAAAAAGAAAGGTTTCGGAATAGACATTGATGAAATTGTTGGAGTATCATCAAGTGCTAGAAATAAAACAGCTCCATACGCTGTATTCAGTAGATTTGTAGATGCATCTTTAAATCAAAATAAATTATCTAGTTTTCAAAGTGCCTTAAGTAACAGAACAGATAAGTTAAGAACAGCGATAGCTAAATATGGACCAAACTCAAAACAAGCAAAAGATATAGTTAAAAATTTTGACATAGAAATTTACAAACCCTATATGGCAGACTTAAAAGCTATGGGTGCTAACAATGTTGGCTTACCTAAACTAACTTTACAAGGACCATCTTCAAAAACCTTAGGAGGAGGCGCAGGAAGAATAGCTGAATTAAAAGCACAAGGTCTAGACTTTGATGAGTTTTATAAAAAAGAAAAATTTGGATACGTTATGCCTAAAGGTTCTTTAACACAAAAAGAATTACTTCAGTTAGAAAAAGGAGATTTAAAAGGTTTATTGAATGATGTTAGAAAAATTGCATGTCCTGTTGGTAAAGCTGATGGTGGGCGTATTAGTTTTTCTGATGGCTTAGATTGTTTTAACAAAGGTGTTAATGCAATTAACTCCGGCAATATCCCAGAAGGAGCTGGGAAAAGAAACTTTATTAATTTTGCAAACAAAGCTTTACAAGCTGGTAAACAAGCAGGTCGAGGACTTAGAACAGTTGCAAAATTTGGTATCTTACCTGAAATGGTTTTTGTTGCAGCAGACACTTTAATTAGAGCTGGTTCAGGAGCTACATTTAATGAAGCTTTTAAAAAAGCTTCTGATTTTTATAGAACTGATAATGCTTTTGAAAAAGGAGAAGCACTTGAAAAAATTAGAATAGCTGGAAAAGATAATGCAGAAGTAATTTTAAATCTTGATAATTTTATGTTTCAAAAAAATAAACTTGATAGCATAAATCAAGAATTGCAAGGAGACATAGCTTTAGCAGGAAATGAATTTAATGAAATGAATATTGGTATGACTGAAGATGAACTACGTAAACTGTATATGCCAAGAATAAAAGAACAAGAGTCTAAAGTATTTGAGTCTAGTATTTCTGAACCAGAAGAGTTTGAAGCATTAGCAAAACAAACAGAGTTTGAAGACAAGAGAGGTGTTTTAGATAAACAATCTTTCTTTGGAAAACCATTAGATGCTTTAGCAGAAGTACCTGGTATTAAACAAGCGGTAGATTTTTTTGCTACAGACACAGTTCAAGAACCTAATGTTGAAATACAAGCGCTATCTAATATGTTTAGAAAACAAGGAGCTACTGATAAAGAGATACGTGGCTTTGAATTTGCAGCTCAAAAAGACCCAGAAAGAGCATATCAAATACTTAACGCTTTTAAAGAATTAGATAAAAAATCATTACCTGAAGGCGAAGTAAGAGAAGGAACAAATTTAACTGACGAAATAAGAAAATTAGAATTTGAAGCAGCTAAACAAGATCCTGCATTAAGAGAAAAATATTTTGGTTTTAGTCAAATGCCGTTTGGTGAAACCGTTCAACAAACAGATTTAGAAGAAGGTGATATACCAATGTATGATGATGAGCAATCATACAAAACAAATAGATTTGAAAACTTTCAAATGAATAGAGGTATTTATTCTATCGGAGGCAGAATAGGTTTCAAAGATGGACCTGATAATCCAGGTCGAAGAACTTTTATGAAGCTTGCTGCAGGTCTAGCATCCATACCTATTTTAGGTAAATTTTTTAAACCTGCTGTTCCACTTGTAAAAAAATTAGCTAGCTCAAGCACTGTTATGCCAGATTGGTTTCCAAATTTTGTAGACAAATTTATAGGAAGATCTTTAGGTAGAAAAATAGATGCAGATCTTATAGAATTTAAAAACCCTGATTTACCTAATATTAGTATGAGTAAAAATGATGATGGTAGAATTCTTATTGAAGGAAAAAACGAATATAATGAATCATGGAATATAATGTATGAACCACCAGGTTATGAAGTAATAGATGAAACAACAGGCAAAGCTGTTAAGACTAAAGGAGAGTTTGAAGCTGTTGAAGGAAGACATGTTGCACTAGGTCCAGAAGATTATGACACTGATGCTTTTTATGCAGAAGATCTAGATGATTTGTTTACAAGTGATATAGCGGAAATGGAAAAATACACTACAGGTAATATAACAAAAACAGTTAAAGATGCTTTTGGAAAAGACACAGGTTTGAAAAAAGGTGAGTATGATATAGATATGATTCAAGGCAACGCAGAAAATCAAGCAGATATATTGAAAGATGAAGGTTTTGATGAAATTAACTAAAACAGTACCACCAAAAAGTGGACCAAAGCCTCAGGGGTTGCTTATTGATTATAATACTGTTAAACCTGTAAAACTGGAGAAAATAAATGGCAGACATAGACAAGTCTCTACCAAACGTAGAGCAAGAGTTAAAAGTTCCATCACCTGAAGAAATTGAAGTTGCTGAACAAGATAAGCAACAAGAAGTTAATGAGCAAGGTGAACCTGTAGAAGTTACAGAGAATGAAGATGGATCAGTAGATATTAATTATGATCCTTCTATAGGATCTGTTGAAGGTGGCCAAGAACATTACGCTAATTTAGCAGAACATTTACCAGATGATGTGTTGGGAAGATTAGGTTCAACACTTTATCAAAATTACCAAGACTATAAAAATTCTAGAAAAGATTGGGAAAGATCTTACAGAGAAGGTTTAGATTTATTAGGTTTTAAATACGATAACAGAACAGAGCCGTTTCAAGGTGCATCAGGTGCAACTCATCCTGTATTAGCAGAAGCCGTAACTCAGTTTCAAGCATTAGCTTATAAAGAATTATTACCAGCAGAAGGACCAGTAAGAACTCAAATTATGGGTGTACCTACTCCAGAAAAAGAACAACAATCTCAAAGAGTAAAAGATTTCATGAACTATCAAATCATGGATAAAATGAAAGATTACGAACCTGATTTTGATTCGTTATTATTTCATTTACCATTAGCAGGTTCAGCTTTTAAAAAAGTCTATTATGACGAAGCAACTTCAATGGCTTGCTCTAAATTTGTACCCGCGGATGACTTGATTATTCCGTACTCAGCTACCTCATTAGACGATGCGGAGTCTATCATTCATCGCGTACAAATATCTGAAAATGAATTACGAAAGCAACAAGTAGCTGGTTTTTATAAAGACGTAGAATTAAAACCAGGTCCAGTTAATGAAACTGAAGTAGAAAAAAAAGAACGTGAATTAGAAGGTGCATCTAAAGGCAGAGACGAAGATGTATTTAATTTATTAGAATGTCACGTTCATTTAGATCTTGAAGGTTTTGAAGATATGGGAGACGATCAAGAACCAACAGGAATTAAACTTCCATATGTTGTAACTGTCGAAGAAAATTCTAGAGAAGTTTTATCAATTAAAAGAAATTACGAAATAGGTGATCCACTAAGAAATAAAGTAGATTACTTTGTACATTTTAAATTTTTACCAGGGCTTGGCTTTTATGGTTTTGGTTTAATACATATGATCGGTGGATTATCAAGAACAGCTACGTCTGCATTACGACAACTATTAGATGCAGGAACATTATCAAATTTACCTGCAGGATTTAAACAAAGAGGAATCAGAATTAGAGATGATGCACAATCTATACAACCTGGAGAGTTTAGAGACGTAGACGCACCAGGTGGAAATATTAGAGATGCATTTATGATGCTTCCATTTAAAGAACCATCACAAACACTCTTATCACTTATGGGCGTCGTAGTACAAGCAGGTCAGAGATTCGCTTCAATAGCAGATCTGCAAGTAGGTGAGGGTAATCAACAAGCGGCAGTGGGTACGACAGTAGCTTTGTTAGAGAGAGGTAGCAGAACAATGTCTGCTATTCATAAAAGAATTTACGCAGCCCTAAAACAAGAATTCAAATTAATGTCTAGAGTTTTTAAATTATATCTACCACAAGAATATCCTTACGATGTTGTTGGAGGTCAAAGAGTGATTAAACAAACTGACTTTGATGATAAAGTAGATATATTGCCGGTTGCAGATCCAAATATTTTCTCACAGACACAGCGTATTTCCCTCGCACAGTCGGAACTGCAGCTGGCTCAATCTAATCCACAAATACATAATTTGTATCAAGCATATAGAAATATGTATGAAGCGTTGGGTGTTAAAGACATAGACAAACTTTTAAAACGACCACCGATTCCCGCACCAAAGGACCCAGCGTTAGAGCATATTGATGCTCTTGCTGGGAAACCGTTCCAAGCTTATCCTGGTCAAGATCATAGAGCACATATAACTTCACATTTAAATTTTATGGCAACAAACATGGCTAGAAATAATCCACAAATTATGGCGTTGTTAGAAAAAAATTGTTTTGAACATATTTCTTTGATGTCACAAGAACAAGTTGAAGTAGAATTTAGACAAGAGATGCAACAAATTAAAGCAATGCAACAAAATCCTCAAGCAATGCAAAATCCACAAATGCAAATGCAGATGAAAATGATAGCAGAAAAGATTGAAGCAAGAAAAGCGCAACTAATTGCTGACATGATGGAAGAATTTATGAAGGAAGAAAAGAAAATTACTTCACAATTTGACAATGATCCTATTGCTAAGTTAAGAGCAAGAGAGTTAGACCTTCAAGCACAAGAAAATGCTAGAAAAAAACAAGAAGGTGAGGAAAGAATTAATCTTGATAAGATGAGAGCGATGATGAATCAAGAAAATCAAGACGAAAAACTTGAACAGAACGAAGATTTAGCAAAATTAAGAGCTAATACTTCAATTGAAAAGACAATTTTATCAAAAACACTACCAAATGCCAAAGATATGGGTGCAGGAGGAGTCATAATTAAGAGAGACGACTAAAACTGTCGACAAAATTTTAAAAAAAGAGTAAAGTAATTAA